CGCCGAAGCACTGGAAAGTTTTGTAGCGTGGTTTGATCAGAATCAGAAGGTGCCGAGTATTATGGACAAAATAAGCGGCGTGCGTTATGCTGTCGACGGACGCGGACACCGCCACATCACAATTATGCCGGAGCGCAGGCTATGAAAATTAAAGATCTCCCCGACGAGACGGACGACGATGCTGAGGAAGACGATATCCCTGATGCTTCTCTCGAAGATAGAAAAAAGGATTATGGCGATTATAAGTACATTCAGAAGCAACTCGCTAAAATTTATGATATAGTAGATGCTTCGTTTGACGATAAGAAAGCGCAGACAAACTTAATTAATGAATGCTGGGACATATATAATTGCGTTCTTAACGAGAATCAAGGGTACAGCAGTCCTAACTCTCGCTGCTACGTCCCTATTGTCAACGACGCGATGAACGCGCGCCAGACGCGGTTTATCAATATGCTTTTTCCGCAGAATAACCGATACGCCGACGTGTCGGCAAGTGATGGGCATGTGCCGTACGATCTTATTGCGCTACTTGATTACTATGTAAAAGTGGCGAAGCTGCGCCAGAATATTATGCCAGGCGTTATACGTGCAGGCGATATAAGCGGCAATTACGCGCTGTACGTCGAGTGGGGTGTGCGCAGTAGATTTATTACCAATAAAATAAAAGTGCCCGAGAAAGTTTCGGAGTTGGGCACGGCGGTAGAAGGCAGCGAAGAATATGACGATATTGAACATGAAGAGGTAAAAGATGAACGCGCGGTGTTTTCTATTCTTGATACTCGCAATCTTTCTGTGCTTCCTGCCACTGTTGATGACATTGAAGATGCAGAAATAGTGACAGTTTTACTACGTTACACTGAAGCGGAAATACGCCAAAGAATACGCGATAAGATTTTTGAAAAGCAGCCTGCCGAACAACTCATAAGAAATATGAGCGAGCTTAAATCCTATAATCGAATTGATACCGGTAAAAAAGCTTTGGAAGGTGCAGGCGTTGAGGTTGACAGCAAGGGCAATAAGCAGGCGCTAATATACCAAATATGGACAAAGCTTAAAATAAAAGGCGAACGCCGGATGATGGTGACACACATGGCGGGCGCTGACTTGTGCCTTGGGTGCAAGCGCAATCCCTATTGGAATGATCGCGTACCGGTTATTCTGCAGGCGGTGGAGAAAGAAGGAAACAGCGTGTGGGGTAAGTCGCAGGTCGATAAAGTCAAAGCAATGCAGTACGGCGCGAATGATTTTGTGAATATGGGGTTTGATTCCGGTCAGTACAGCATGCTACCTATCGTGATGACTGACCCAGAAAAAAACCCCAATGTTGGGTCGATGATTCTTTCTATGGCGTCAGTGTGGCTGACTGATCCCAACAGTACGAAATTCGCAGAGTTCCCCCCATTGTGGAAGGAAGCTTTTACAGTGGTGGGCGCATGCAAAGACCAGATTATGCAATCGTTCGGTATAAATCCGGCGATGCTTCCACATTCCCACGGAAGCAAAAAACCTTCGCAGGCAGAAGTAGCGCAGGAGCAGCAAGTTGCGCTTGAAAGTACGAATGACGAAGTAACTATTTTGCAGACAGTTTTATCGTCGGCGCTTGAGTGGATGTACGACCTTGACTACCAGTACCGCACTGAAGATATTACGGTAAAAAAGTTTGGGCAAATGGGTCTGCAGGCAACTATGGATCAGGTAAAGCCGTTTCAAACGCGTGAGCGGTTGACGTTTCAATGGTGGGGGCTGGAAAATTTCAAAGCGCAGCAGCAGGTACAGGCAATGATTTCGTGGGGAAATGTACTGCAGAAGATGCCGCCGCAGGTGTTGAACGGACGGCGCGTAGACCTTGGACCTATGCTTGAATATGTGACAGAAGTAACTTGCGGCCCGCGCATTGCGCCACATACTTTGATTGATCAGCGGCACGAACTTAGTATTGATCCTCATACTGAGGATGAACTTATGGAGTCAGGTTTTCCCGTGCAGACACATCCTATCGACAATGATGTAGAGCATTTAAAAACCCACATGGATTCGTATAAGCTCATGCCTAGCGATTATAAAAAAGGGCATATCACAATGCATATTCAACAGCTGAAAGCGAAAGCTGAAGCGCAGAATCCGCAGCAGAAAGCACTTCCTGCGCCGAGCGGACCGAAGCCGGGAGCGCAGGCGCAGGCACCGACAGGTCCACACAAACCCCCAGGCGCAGTACCTCCCGACCAACTAGCTCTAGCGATGCCGCGCAAGGCGATGTGATTTTACTTGCGCACCTATCTATATGTGGTAATATCAACCCACTAATCGATTTGCCAGCGTTACTGGCTACCCGACTGATGGGCGGAACTCATCATATTCAAGGAGACACACCATGGCTAATGAAGAAGAAGGCGTAGAAGGTGAAGAAGTAGAAATTGTTGAAGGCGAAGAAATCGGCGCGGAGGGCGAAGAAATCGGCGCGGAGGGCGAAGAAAACGAGACAGAAGGTGAATCCGGTGGCGAGGAAGAAGGCGCTGAAAGTGAAGCCGGAAGTCAAACGGAAGGCGATGATGTAGGGGGTCAACCGGCTCCACAAAGTCGTCGAGATAAACGGATAACGGCGCTTGCAAAGGAACGTGACGAGGAGCGTGAGAAGCGGATACGTGCTGAGACACTTGCAGAGGAGCGAAATACTCGTCCTGTGCAGGCTGCGGACCCGGAGAAGGCACAGCGTTTAAGGGAAGAAAAACTGGCCCAAATGACGCCCGAAGAGAGGATGGCGTTTGAGACAAAGGAGCAACTAAATAATATGCAGCAGCAGGTATTGCTGACGCAGCTGCAAACTAAGGATGCGATCGATAAGGCAAAATATGAAGGTAGAGCGGCAAACGATCCAGTCTGGAAGAAGCACGAAGCTGCGGTTGAGCAGCGACTTGCGCAGGCGCGCCGTAACAATATTGATTACCCGCGTGAAGCAATACTCGCGCTTATTGTGGGGGAGCAAGCTTTGAAATCAAAACCGACTGCGAGTGCTAAGAAAGCCGCTGCTAGTCGTGTAGCATCTACCGAAAGCAAATCAGTTTCGGGTCGATCGAATCCTTCTCTTTCTCGTCGTTCGGGCGGAGGTAAAGAGAGTTTAGAGGAGCTTGAGGCGAGGATCGGAGATATGGAGCTTACGAGGGACGTACAATTTTAACCATCGGGCGCTCCATGGTGGGGCTTCCGACACAACTGTTAGGAGTTACCAATGGGTGCAGTAAACCAATCATCTACTTTCTCAGCTGACGTAGAAAATTATATTCAGCAGAAAACGCTACGGCTGGTAAACCGTCAGCTGGTTGCTTATCAGTTTGGGCAGTCTCTTCGTCTCCCTAAAGGACGTGGGGTAACTTACACAGCTTCTCAATATAACCGTGTCAACTTGCCTTTTGCGCCATTATCAGAAGGCGTGCCGCCTGTTGGTGAGTCTATGACGTTGACGCAGGTGAGCGCTACTGCGCAACAATGGGGCGATACCATTACAGTAACGGATATTGCGNATATGACCATCAAGCATCCGTTGTTTCAGATGGCGATTAAACTTATTTCGATGCAGGTAGCGGAAACACTTGAACGTAATACGTTTAATACGCTTCTTGGCGGCACGCAGGTTAACTATGTTAATTCTCGCGGCTCACGCGCCGCTCTTGTAGCGGGTGACGTTCTCAATCTCCACGAAATTAACCGCGCTGTCGGTGCGCTTCGCACTATCGGCGCTCCTGAATATATGGGCCAGCGTAACGAGGATGAGAAGATACGTGCGGGTAAGCCCGCCGAAGGTTCGCGTGATCCTCGCGGGTTTCAGCATTATGTGGGTATTATGCACCCATTGGTTGAACAAGATTTAGGTGAGAACTCTACTATTGTGCTTTGTGAATCATACAGCGCTATTAACCGCCTTTATAACAATGAAGTAGGGACGTGGCGCGGGATTCGTTGGACGCGTTCTAACATGGTGCCGTTTTTTACCGGTGTCACAGCGGGAACAGCAACAGGTAATTCTACCGGCGGCGCTCTTGCAGCGGCTACTTACTATGTTGTTGTCACCGGGTCCGTCGTGCAAAACGGCTACGAGACGATCGTGTACGGCGTAACTTCAGGTATTGTCGTCGGCGGTTCTGGCGCAGGCTCGATTACGCTTACCACGCCCAGCACAGCGGGCTACGTGTGGAATGTTTATGTCGGCACGACTACTACACCGGCAACTCTTGGCGTCTCTTCATCTGGCCCCTCTACCGGCCCGCTTGCTGGTCAAGCTGTTGGTATTGCGGGCGGTACTGCGGTTACTATAACCGGTGTCGGCG